CCTATCCCCTGTGTGCCTTGGCAGTCTCAGCCTCTCTATGGGCAGTCGGTGATGGTCTGATGAGCTTAGGAGGGCTGGTCTGATGGCCAGTCCTCCTTTCCATTATCCAGGAGACAGCCATGATCCTTCAGGCACTCGATACCATTCATGTGAGCTCGGTGAGCTCGGAGAACATCACCACCGGCCAGACCTTCGAGGTTGATGACCAGGCAGGGCACAGCCTGATCGAGCGCGGTCTGGCCATTGAGGTCGATGCCGCGGTTGCTGCGAAGGCAGAACCCGCCGCGAAGGCGGAAGCGCAGCCGGTAGAACCCTCACAGGCAGAGGAAGGCGCAGATCAGACGCCGATTGCCAACAAGCCCGGCGCTAGCGTCCGCACGAAAGCAGCCTGATGTCCGAGATCGTCACGGTAGAATCGCCTCAGGATCGCGCCGTGACGCTCGAGGAAGCACGCCAGCAGCTGCGCCTTGATGGGCACGACGAGGATCTGCTGCTCGGGGCCAAGCTCGATGCGGCGCAGGCTGAACTTGAGCAGCAGACCGGCCTTAAACTCTGCGAACAGACCCTCGCTCTGCAACTGGAAAGCTGGAGCCAAGAAATCACGGTGCCGGTCAGGCCCTGCGTGGTTGCTGAGATCCGCTACACGGCGGCCAATGGCGCCACCGTCACTCTGCCGGAGGGCCATTATGTCGCCCGCAAACGGCATGGGTTCACCCGCATCCGACCCGCATCGGGCAGGTCGTGGCCCGAGCTTGGGCTGATGGCCTGATCCAAGTGACGCTGTCGGCCGGATTTGCCGAGAATGACCCCGATCTTGCAATCGCAAGGGCGGCCATCCTCGTCAAAACCGCCTCGATGTTCGAAAACCGGGAAGGCGCGGCCTGCCTTGCCTTCGATACGCTGGTCGCCCAGCTCCAGTCCCGATGGATCTAGCCTCCAAGCTCTCGGTCGGATCCGGATCGAGCGCAAGTCTGTCACGCATGACCCCCAATACGGGACTGAGGCCGTGACATGGGCGCCGTTTGCCTGCGTCTGGGCCGAGGTGAAGGACATCCTGCCTTCGCGTGCGGAGCGCATGGCCGAACAGATCCAAATTGCGCGTCGTCCGGCCCGTATCCGCATCCGCTACCTCGCCGGCATTACGCCGGACATGCGGGTGATCATCGCTGGCCGCGTTCACCACATCATTGCCGGCCCCTCAATACGTGGCCGGCGCGAAGCCATCGAGCTGATGGTCGAAGAACACTCGAGTGAAGGAGCTGCACCATGACCTTCAGGCTCAAAGGCGGCCCGGAATTGCTGCAATTGCTCGACCAGCTGCCTAAAAACCTTGAACGCAACGTCATCCGTGGCGGCCTGCGCGCAGGTGCCAAGGTGATCCAGCAGCAGGCCAAGGCCAATGTGCCGGTAAAGACCGGGCAGCTGAAGCGCGCGATCGGGATCGGCACACGGACCGATGGCGCAAAGCTGTCCTCCTACGTCAAGCTGCGGGGGAAAGGCTCCTATCTCGGGCTCTTCATCGAATATGGCGTCGCGCCCCACCTGATCTCGGTGTCGGACGCCGATACGCCGGTTCGTGAAACCCGCCACGGTCCGCGCAAGGTCAGCATCGGCACGATGAACAAGATGCTGAAGCGCGGCAGCCTCAAGATCGGCGAGAACTTCGTCGGCCCCGTGGTCATGCACCCGGGGCACGCCGCCAAACCTTTCCTGCGACCCGCTTTGGAGCAGAAAGCCGAGGAAGCCGTCACCGCCATGGGCGCATACATCGCCCACAGGGTGCAGATCGGAGATCTTAAGGCACCGACCCTCGAGGTCGATGACGAATGAACGGCGTTATTGCGGTCCGCTCGCTCCTGGTGGTTCACACCGGGGTGACGTCGCTTGTCCCCGTTGCGCGGATCGCCGCTGGGATGCTGCCGCAGGGCACGGACTTGCCGGCGATATCGCTGATGTCGGTCAGCAGTGTGGATCGCAATGTCCCGGCTCCGGGCCTGAACCGCCGCGTCACCGAGCGCGTGCAGGTGACCGTTCTGGCCCGGACCTACCCTGAAGTGAAAGCCATTATCGCGGCCGTCCGCCAGGCGGCGGCCGACCAGATGCCCACCATCGATGGGCTCTTTGCCGTGACCGTCCACACAGATTCCGCCGGTCCTGATTTCCTCGACGAGGAGACCGGCATCCACATGCAGACGCAGGACTTCCGCGTCTCATTCAACGAGGCGCGTTGAAGCCTCACCTTCATAAGGACCCATTGCCATGACCGTTCGGACTTCCGCCGGCACCACCTTGAAGGTGTCGGCCTCTACCCCTGCGACTTTTGACGCCACCGGCTACAATGCGCTGACCATGACCGTAGTCGGCGAAGTGTCCGACCTCGGCGAGTTCGGCCGCGAGTTCAATCTCGTGACCTTCAATCCCGTGGGCAGCCGCGGCGTCGTCAAAAAGAAGGGCAGCTTTAACCAGGGCACGATGCAGATCCAGCTTGGTCTCGACACTGATGATGCCGGCCAGATCTTGCTGAAGTCCGCCTCACTTTCGGACAGCGACCACAGCTTCCTCGTCACCACCCAGAACGGCGACAAGTACTACTTCCAGGCGCAAGTCATGAGCTTCAAGGTCAACGTCGGTTCGGTCGATCAGATCACAACCGCCACGGTGACCCTTGAACTCACCACCAACTCCGCCGGTGTGGGCATTGTCGAGGTGCTAGCGCCGTAATCAAGCAGTGGTGCGGATGGCGGGACTCGAACCCGCACGAGGATAACCTCACAAGATTTTAAGTCTCAGGCGTCTACCATTACCTGCGGTGAACTGCGTTTCCGCCACATCCGCACAGCCACACTCTAATGGTGCGGGCGAAGGGACTCGAACCCCCACGCTGTTAGGCGCCAGAACCTAAATCTGGTGCGTCTACCAATTCCGCCACGCCCGCATGGCCTGCGCCTTTCCCAGATCCCACCCAGATTGCCAAGGAGAACATGCATGTTCGATATCACCAAGCTTGCCGCGACGGAGACCTCGATCGTCGAGCTCGTCGGCGGCGATGACGCCCCGCTCTTTGACGACAAAGGCAAGCGGCTGACGATCACGGTTTACGGCCCCGGCACCAAGGTCTATCAGCGCGCGCAGCAGCGTCAGCAGAACCAGCTGATGGACAAGATCAAGAAGCGCGGAAAGATGGACCAGACCGCCGAGGAGAAGCTTGCTGAACAGGCTGATTTCTTGGCTGCCTGCACGGTGAGCTTCAACGGCTTTTCCTATCCGCCGGCTGACGGCCTTGAAGGCCAGGAGCTGTTCCGCAAGGCCTATGCTGACCCCTCGATTGGGTTCATTGCTGCCCAGGTTGCCGCCCACATCAATGACTGGGCAAATTTTACGCAGAGCTTGGCAGAGAGCTGAGCCTCTACGTCCGGCAACTGGCGTGGCTCGGTACCGCGCCCAGGCCGCGCAGCAGCAGTAAAGGCCGCCCAGACCCCGATCCCGAACCGCTGACCCGCATGCAGCGCATGGCAGTGGACGACCTCACACCCGATATGCCGCCGATCCGCACGCCGTGGATCATCGACCACCTGATGGATCTTGGGCCGAGCGAAGCCGGAGCCATGGGGCCGGTGCCCATCTCATGGGCATCGATCGATCACTGGCAGCACTGCTCCGGAATAGATCTCCCGCCCTGGACAACGCGGCTCCTGCGCCGCCTCTCGGTCGACTTTGTCGCCGAGACGGTACGGGCCCGCGAACCCGATTGTCCGCCGCCATGGACGGCAACGTCCAGCCTGAACCGCGATGAGGTCTCCCGGAAAGTCACCAATGCTTTCCGCTCGCTCATGATCCCGAAGGAGCCAAACCGATGAAGGCCGGCACCCTCGAGATTGAGCTCATCACCAATGTCGCCCGTCTCCAGAAGGAGATGGCTGACATGAAGCGGTCGGTGGCAGGCGCGATGGGCGACATCGCGGAGTCCGCCACGCGTGCAGACAAGGCGCTGGGCTCGGCAGGAGGCGGCGGGATCACCCGCATGGGCGGATCAGCCAGGCTTGCCAGCCACCACATGCAGAACCTCGTCTTCCAGTTGAATGACATGGTCGTCGGCCTGTTCTCCGGCCAGAAGCCACTGACCGTGTTCATGCAGCAGGGCACGCAGATCGGTCAGATCGGCATGCAGGCGGGTGTGGGTATCGGCGGCATGGCGCGGGCGCTGGTTGGCCTTGCAGCAAGCTCGGCCGCCGCCGCGCTCACCAACCCATACCTGCTGGCCGCCGCCGCTGCGGCAGCGCTGGCGTTCGGCGCGTTCAAGATGTTCCAGTCCAGCGTCAAGCAGACCGGCGAGCTCGACAAATACGCCCAGAGCCTCGGTCTCACCAAGAAGGAGATGGAGAAGCTCGGCCCCGTCGGGATCACCGTCGGGGACACCATGAAGGGTCTCTGGAAGACCGTATCGGATGGCCTCAACCTCGGCTCGGTATTCTCGACCCTGAAGGATTGGGCCGCGACCGCGTTCGATACGATCATGCAGGTTGGCAAATACGCCATCGCTTTCATCTACGCAGGCTGGGTCGGCGGGTTCGGCGCGATCAAGATCCTCTGGTCCTCGCTCCCCGGTGTCATCGGCGAAGCGGCCGTTGGGGCAGCAAACCTGGCCATCAGCGGCGTTGAGTTCATGGCGAACAAGGCCATCGCTGCGATCAACTGGCTGGTCGACCGGGTGAACCCGCTCCTCGACCGCGTTGGCCTAACAACCATTTCGCGCGTCGAGAGCGTTGCTCTGCCGCGCATGGAAAACAGCTTTGCCGGTTCGACCGCGCGCATGGCGGGTCAGATCCAGAGTGAGTTCTCCGCTGCCTTTGGCGATGCCATGACGATGATGGATAGCTTCTCGGCCAAGTGGCGTGAGAACACGATCGCAGCCGCCAAGGCCCGAATTGCCGCCAAGGCTGGCGAGATCCGCGGTGATCCCAAAGAGAAGACAGCCAAGGCGCATAAGTGTAGATTTCCGTTGAGATTTGACCCGGGATTTTCATCGAGAAGTGACCCGGGTTGTTGGTAGCTATGTCCGTTCGGACTTGTGTTTGGTCAAGGGTTG